GAGGGACAATCGGCGGCATAATGGCCAGTCTCACCGCATTTGAAACAAGCGTCCTCCTCGGCAGCGAGGGCGACACGTTTAACTGCGGAGCGAGCTGAGCCAAGGGAGAACACGTCATCCGTGGCATCTCCTGATTCAGCATTACTCATAGCGGCATCGTGTAAGCTTTGCCGCTCCCGACGAGGGATTCGGGGCAGAGGCGGAGGCGCCTCAGGTGCACCGAAGGGAATGCCATATATCTGGTAGGAGACCTTCAGAGAAGGCCTAAACACCACGTGTAACTCGGGAAGAATGGACCCGACATAGAAGGGGTTGTCAATGAACCACTGTCGCAATGCCAGAAGTTCCTCGACAGCCACTCCCATGACGGTGGAAAAGTGAGCAATGACAGAGTCATCATCCGCATAATCTCCGTACGGAAAAGGATCGCGAGTGTCGTAGTGGCGGAACCACCACTCATCATTACGGTGAATGTTACGCGATAACAAAGGGTATGCATTGAAGACGGACTGGCAAAACTCTCGAATGATGGGGGTACGTGAGTCGGTTACGTACAGACCTGTCGCAACATTCACCAATGCCTGGGACGTAGACACGTTGCCGGCGCACGAGACAAGGTGAACGTGGGCTAGGAACTCAGAGATGTCCTGAACACTCTCTGGGGTGTTAGAACCTGAGAGGTAAATTCTGCCAAGAAAGCGGCAGGGAGAGTCACTATCGAAGACACGATAAGTGACCTTCATCCCGAAGCGCGCGGCGGTCGCTGGAAGATCCTGCCCGACGAAGGGGGTGATACCATCATCGCCACCGAAGAGACTAGCCTCGATGAACTTGATGGCCTCCTCATGGTTACTATCATTCAATCCGTGGGACACATACTCGACAAACGCTTGGTCAAGGGTGTTGAAAAGGGCTGTCTCATTCACCCCCGTAAACCTAGCACTGCCATAATCAAAGTGTAGACCACAGGTGGTTAGTACGCGCTGCCACTCAGAGTCACTGAGCAGCTTGTCAATTTCCTCAAGGAATTTCAGAAACAGACGGTAGAGAAACTCGCGGTTAAACCACAACCAAAACGGCCCCATAGACGCGTCATATTTGCTGAAGTCAGACTCCATCATCTGAGGAAATCTCATACAGGTCTCATGATAACGTCGGGCAGTAGCCCCGCTACCCAGACCCCACACCCACCAGGCAAACTTTTGCATGTGATCAGACGCTGGG